CATAGTAATCAACTGTGGGGATTGGGTGCATAAATTCACCAGCGGTAGCCATTATTGGTATATTGTCTGCACGTGAGTGAGGAGAATAACCAGGTACTGGACCACCATCGGCCATACCTAACAATCCCAGCACTGGTCTAAATAGTGTCATAAGACCTCCACCAATGCTGCTACCAATCCCGCCTAAACCTCCTGCAAACAAACCTTGAATCCAAGACCATATAGTGCCAAAAAACCCTGTAAAGCCCTGTGCAAGTGAACCAAACCATCCAGCTATGGTCGAGCCAAAACCACCAAAGAAGCCAGTCATTCCGCCTTTGAGAGTTTCAAACATGCCACCAAAACCGCCAGTAAGACCTCCAAATAAACCAGTAATTTTCTCCCAAATATTACCAAAGAAATTTCCTATGAAACCACCTTCTCCAGTGAACAAACCAAAGAAACCACTAAATAGTCCTTTAATCTTTTCCCATAAACCACTAAAGAAACCACCTTCTCCGTTAAATAAATCAGTAAAAGAGCTAAAGAAACCTTTTACACTATCCCAAATACCACTAAAGAAACCACCTGATTCATTCGCTATAGCACTAGTAGTTTCTGAAAGAGTACCAGTAGCCTTAGATAATGCTTCTGCTGCTGCTAGACTGGCTACAGGGCCGCCTGTAGCCATGCCTGATGCCAGTGCAACAGCACCTCCACCTATAGATGCATCACTTTTGAGTAATTTAGACGCTGCTTCAGTTAGACCTCCACCTCCGGTCAACCATTTAAGCAACGTACCAAATAAACCACCCCCACTAGAACCGCTAGTGATACCACCTGTGACTGGATCACCAAGCAAATAACCAAAAATGGACTTAAAAATTTGGTTAGTAGAAAGCCTAGCCAAATCATCAAGCATATTATTAACCATATCACGAAAAGAAAGTTTACCTGTTCTGGCAAACTCCACGAAAGTATCTTCAAGCCCTTTAATAGCATTACCAAAAGTCTTTTGAAAACCTTCAGCATACGTTTCACTTGAATACATATATTCTTCCATTGCCTTGGTCGCAGACTTGCGCCAATCATCTTCTAAGTCCTCCATATTTTTGTAATGTTCTTTATAGAGGCGTTCTTGTTCGGCAATGAAGTTTTCTTCACTTATTTGTTTTTGATGGTGCTTATCTTTTAAATGAGATAATTCAATTTTGAAACGTAACTTTTCTTCTGCAATTTTGCGTTGATTTACATTTTTAATATCCCTTAATTCTAACTGCGCATTCTTAAATGCAATTTCTCTAGATTCTTTTTCATTAGCCTCTTTTAGTTTCTTTTGTTTTTCAAGAAAGTCTAATTCTTCTTTGCGTAAACGTAATGTTTCTAAAGCTAATCTCTGTAAAGACCTTTCTTGATCTTTGGTGTCTTCCCCTTGCGCTTTTCTTATATTGTAAAGGTTGGTAACTATTTCTAATTCTTGCTCATTAAACGCTTTCTTTGCGTCAAGCGTAGCTTGGGCAAGTTCAATGTCTTTATTGTAAAATTCCAAAGAAATTTCAGCTAAACGAATAGCATGAGCGTGTGCCCGTAATTCTTCCTCTCTTCTAGCCTTGTCATCAACAGTTTTCTTTGTTTTCCCTGTTTTTGATTTGGGCATCGATAAATCTAATATTTTATTTTGAATAGAAGCATATTGATTTTCTAATTGTTTTAGCCCAGCTATGTTTGCAGATAAATAGGTTTTAAATAATGCCTGTTTCTTTTCATTATTTGCTGCGTCAAGATTTTCTGACTCAATTTTTAGTGCGTCAATCTGAGCTTGATAATACGCTTGCATTCCAACCTCAGTTTCAAGTTTTGCTTTTAAAAGTAAAATTTGTTTTTCATTTTCTAATTTTTGCCTTTCTGTTTCAAGATCCATTAACTCAAAAAGTCCCCGTAATCCTTTTTCTCTTTTATTATAGGTTTCCTTCATAAGATTATCGGTTGCTGCTGCCCATTCTTTGTTAACAACATTAATCCAATGATCTTTTATCTCTCTAGAAACACTATCAGGAAGACTTTCAATATAAGCGATGGAATCTTTATAAACAGTATTTAATTCTTCAACAAACTCTTCCGACATTTTACGTAAACCATTTAAATAAAGCTCTACGTTTTTTTCTGTTAAAACATCATCAAAATCAGGAAAATTATCATAAATTTTATTGGTTATTGTCCCTGTTTTTATGTTTATTTCTTTTAGTAAGTCTTCGAGGGATTCGTGGCGTTGTTTGTAAGAGTTTGTAACTTTTTCAATTCGATTGAGATGTTCTATGGATTCGGTATCAATGTTTTTACTTACAGCCCACATCTCGTACATTTTTAAAATAAAATCGAGATCAACTCCTTTTTTCCATTCTTCCATTACTGCATTAAGTTGTTGTTTATCTCTAAAAATAGTACTAAGATGCGCTTTCATTTCATCTTCTGTTTTTCCTTGGTGAAAACGCATTATGTTTTTAATTTCATTTTCAAACTGATCTACATCCTCCACAATCTCCCTATATTCCTTTTTCCGTATTTCCCTATATTTATTCATTATCCAAGAAAAACCCATTGCAGATGCAAGAGGTACTTGGCCCACAGACTCAAAAAGATTAGGGCTTTCGCTATAAGGATCAATGCCTTGTTTGTGAAACATTGAGTGAAGTTTAAATCTTCTTTCTTCAGCTTCTGTTAAAGCAACTAAAGTGTCGTGGAAAGTTTGAAGTTGTCTTCCTTCAACAAAAGCATTTATAATAGCAAACTTATCATTTAATAAATCATTATTTTTGTTTAAAACTTCATTTAAATTGGTAATAATACCATCTTGATCCCGCAAAACACCATTAAATTCAATACCTAAAGAAGAAAGTCTGTTAATAGCTCTAGTACGCTCAATATCTGATTTGGTGGTGTCTTTTGCAATATAAAGCAAACCTTCCATAGCTTGCTTTTGTCGTTCTACAGCTATAATTTCTTGGTCAAGTTTAGCTTTTTTCTCTTCTAAAATTGAGTTAAAATCTTTTGTTTCATTTACAAAGTTTACCATTGCGCCTGTAGCAAGAAATACTCCTGTGGCAAGAATAGCCCAACCAAAGGGGGAACTTAAAAGAAAAGAATGCAAAAAAGTTAAAACTGTCTGAAGGCGTGTAAGACTGAAAGTAAAAGTGTTTACCGCAATTGTTGATGTAGCAGCAGACGTGCCTATGCCTAAAAATGTTGTTGCCAATTTGCTCGCTAAAAACCATTTTGTTAGTACTTGAACACCTAACATAACAGCAGACAAAGCTCCGACCGAAACAATAGTTGCACCAATAACGCTATTAAGTGCACCTCCCAAAAGATCAGCTAACCAGCGCACAGCATCAATTAAACCAGAAAGAACATATTTTAAACCAGCTTCTCCGAGTGCAATACTTAAAAGTCCTAGTTTAGACTGCATGTTCTTGGCTCTATTACCAAGACCTGTCATTTGAAGTTCTGCCATTTTTAATGCAGAACCAGATTCAACAATACTGGCCTTCATGTCCATAAAACCACTAACACCAGAAGCAGTCAAAGCAGAAACAGCAGAAGAACCCCGCATACCAAATAATTCAAATGAAGTTTGAGCATCAGGTATAACTTTAGACAATCTGCGAATAACATTCTCTAATGGGTTAGCAGCAGTAACCACAAAATCTTCAAGTGTGAAACCTGCTCGTTCGATAGCTTTTCTGAACTTATCGGTTGGGTTATTCATTTTTTCTAACACTTGGCGTAAACCAGTACCAATGGTGCTGGCACGCACACCAGAGTTAGCAAGTAAACCCATCATGGTTACAGAGTCTTCAACAGTAAGATTGGCTTTGTGTGCAACAGGTGCAAAATAGTTGAAAGCTACTCTAAGTTTATCAACATCAAGTTTTGAACGGTTGATTGCATTAGCAAAAATGTCAGTTAATCTAGCACCTTCTGATGCTTCTAATTGGAAAGCTCTAATAGTAGTAGAAAGCAAGTCTGCAACTGTGTTGAAATCTGAAAGAGTTCCAGTAGCAAGAGTAGCAGCGTCCCCAATAATAGCTATTACTTCATTGGCTTCCAAACCCGCCTGCCCAAAATATTTCATGCCTTCTGCAACTTCTTGGGCAGAGAAACGAGTTTCAGAAGCTACTTTCTTAATAGTCTCCCCAAATTGCTGTGTTTGGTAATCTGTGGCAGTGGTAATAGCTTGTAAGTCTTTAAGTGATTGGTCAAAACTGGTAATTTCTGTAACAATACTTTTGATTACACCTAACACACCAAAAAAAGCAAAAGCACTTATAGCGTAGGAAGCCATGCTTTTAAAACTCATAACAAGTTTATTCAAAGCACCTGAGAACAGATTTGCTTTAGCAGTGCTGGCAACCATATTTTGTTCCCAACCTGTCATTAAACCATTAACAATCTGTAACTCACCAGCCATTAACTGGTTAGATAATTTTATTCTATCTTGAGATTTGGCCCAAGCTTCTCCATCTCCACCGGCTTTTGTCATGGCCCTAGAAGTGTTTACTATGGCTCTTTCTACTGTATCTAACGCATTTTTAGCACTTTGCCATTTGCTAGGCATATCAGCAGTAGTGCGGGATAATTCATAAAATGCTTTTTGATATTCTTCGCTTTTTAAACGAGCAGCGGCCATTTCTTTAGTAAACTCAATATTACCACCTGTGGCTTTGCGTTGGGTTTCTAAAAAATGATTATTAGCCATTGCTGTACGATCAAGAGAGGCAATAAATTCTCTTTGTTCCGCACGTGCTTCTTTCATTCCAATAGATTGTTGTTTAACTTCCCCCTGCAACCTAGCCCAGTTAGTAATAATACGGGAGCTGATTATGCCGTCAACAGCAGTTAAGGATTTTCCAATATCCTTAACTACTGCATCGTGTTTCCCATAATCCTGCGTTAGTTGATGGAAAGCACCCAGGCTTTGTTTTTGGTTATGCGTAAGTTTTTGGAGTGTTTTGCCATATTCATTATATGAACTACCAAGCATTTTCATTTGAATAGCAGCACCTTCACTAATATCTAATGCTTTAAGTCCTTCTTCATTGAATACTTTAAAACCAGAAGCAGATGCCCCCAAATTACCTTTCATAACTTGAGAAGCAACTGTAACTAGATCAAGGTTATCAGCGACACCTTTGAAATCTTTATTTAAATTCCCTAAACTAACGCCAAATGAGCCAACAGCTTTGCGTGAGTTTTCCAAAGCAGTAGACCAGTACGCAACTCTTTCCGTGGTGGTTCCGTACTCCCCACCCAATTTCCGAATAGCTTCTTGATACTTTACACCATGCGTAGCACCATCTTTTAATTTTTGGGCGTAAAGATCGTACACCATGCCTGCATTTCTTAATGTAGCAACTTGTTCCCCATTTAAACCAATAGATTTTGCAATATCTGTATTTAATAACTTTATGCCACTTCGGGTAATAGCAATATGCCCTTGGTTTTCAGCAAGTTTTAAAGAATTAAAACTCACTCCTTTAGCCCAACTGCCCCAAGATTCATTGGCACTCATAAGAACTGAATTGGTACTAGTTAAAGCAGATATGTAATCTCTGGTTTTCTTTTGTGCGACATCAAGAGAAGCATTTCCTTTGGTAACACCTAAAGCAAAATACTTCATGGCACTTTCGACAGAAGATAATCCGGCACCCGCAGCACCGTAATCATCTTTCAGGCTTTGCATTATTTTGGAGAATTTTGATTGTGTATCAGCAGCTTTTTCTGTTTCTGTACTTAAACTTCTGCTACTGCGAGCCAGTTTTTCTTGGGCAGCTCCAGTATTAGCAAAAGTATCAGCAGCATTTTTTTGTGCAGCAGATAAAGCCACAAATCCTTGCATAGCTTTGTTAAGAGCTTTTTCAAATTCTTTGGCAATGCTAGCAGTAAATTCAACGACAACTTGTTGGAGTATTTGGTCAGCCATATTTCACCTATCTTCACTCACGCAAATGTTTTTGGCCACTTTTAACCCAATCTTTGTGATTTGATAACATCTTTTCAGTTAATTGGGTTTTTTGTTCATCTGTAAGCTTCTCATAGTCTTTCGGATCACCAAATACAAATGTTTTTATGTCCGTGACTCCTGGAGGCACTTCAGATGCTCTAACCGCTCTTTGCCCGGATGAATCGTTAGGATCTTCTGGCAATTTAATACCTTGAAAGCTGGCTAAAATACGATAATCTTCATAACGATACTTAGCAGCTTCTGAATACATTATTTCTGCCTGCTCTTCTGTTATCCCGCCTTCTTTAAAAGATTTCTCAAATGAGCTTAGAGTTAGTTGAGGGTACGTTCTTAGTAAGGTGCAAACAACCTCATCTATTTCGATTCTGCCTTTGGTTCCAGATGATTCTTCTTCACCTTGCTCCAAAGGCCGTAAAAGTTTTTTATTGCTTGCTCATTCTGTGTATAAATATGGTTTACCACTTCAGAAACTTGCTCAATAGATAAATCTTCATCCTCAACAGTTTCTGACAAAACCATTTTCATTAATGTGCTAATATTTTCTTCAATTACAGAAACGACAAAAGCCCCTATGCGCACAGGGGTTAAACTGTCTTCTTCAAATTCAGAAAGACTATGCAGTGTTCCTAAGATAAGAGCTTTGAGTTTTCTGGCGTCTGCGAAAGATAAGGGGTAAACTGTTACTTCTTTTGGTTCTTTAATTCCTACTACCATGGTAGGGTGTTCGATATTTATGATAGCCAAGGCTACCTCCTATGTTTTAGATAGGTTGTGAGAGGCCCTGTAGGGCCTCTCTAAGGGTTTTAAAAAATAAATCAATCCCAGTAGATTCGTCCTAAAGGTTTCATGTCCCAAACTGCATTACCACCATCAACTTCTGAGTCAGCGCGTTTGGCCTCGAAAGTGATTGTGGGCTGTGCATTATCAGTATCACTAAACGCAATTTCAATATTAGAAGTTACGTTAGCTCGTGGGAAGATAATGTACATGTGGTGAGTGCCATCAGGATACGTGTAAACAGCTTCCATACGTACATACTCAGGAGCCTTCAAACCGCCAAGCTGTACTTCACCAGCATGGTTGTCAGAATAACCATCACGCTGAGTGGCAAAACGAGCACGTTCTTTATTTGCCCAAGTGCCAGTAAAGAAGGTAGCCGGGATGGTTAAACAATCTGCGTTGTTTGGTAAACTAAATTTTGATTCCTGAGCCACATTACCTGTGCCAGTCAAAGTCCCACTATTAAAGCCTTCAACAGAATAAGAAGTAGCATTGCTGAATGTCACAGTGAAAGTATCAACAGGACATGTAGCACTTGCTATAATTTTGGTAGCTGCCACAGTAGTAAGTGTCCCAGCAGCAGAATTCAAAATATGCGCACCATAAGGCGTAACACCATCACCAACAATAAAAGGATCAATACCACGAGCAAGAGCCATGTTCTTTGGTGTGATTTCTTTAAAAGTACACTCAAAAGAACATGTTTCAGACAACGGGATTGACAAGTCTTCAAGAGCTGGGAAACCTGAAGTAAGTTTCCAATACTCAACGTCAGATGTCAACTTGGTTTCAGCCATAGCACCCATAGAGTCAGCCGGTCCTAAAGCTACCTCAGCATTGCTGACGTAAGAAGATGCTTTACCAACACGAATTTGTGCAAGGCCCAACGCAACCGTAGACGTATCTTTGGTCACTGGACCAGTTCTAGTTCCAAAACTCATATTATACCTCCATAAACCTTACTTATTTTGTGGTACATGATTTAAAATGTTTTCATGTCCACAGCCTGTATGCCAACACTTCAATTTGAGGGAACCATGAATATACATTTCCACTGGTGCTCCCTTACCACCCTTACGCTTTCCAAACATGAAGTGCCACACACCGTTTGGGTATCTGCGTATGATAGGTTTCCCACATTTCTCACAAGCAATAATTATGACACTCATAATGATCCAAACCATCTAAAGTAAAGTCGGGTGGGGCAGACTTTAGTATCATCCATTAAAATAAATTCAACTAGCGGCGTGATTCTTGCCAACCACATTGTTGCTGTCTGAACTAATTCTTGGATGGGCTTGCCTTCATCATCAGTGCCAGTAACTGCCACTTCGTGAAAAGGGATTCTTTTGTTCCCATCCGGCATAACCGGATCGGAGAAAAAACTAAAAAATTGATCGAACAACATATCGTTCATGTAACCTTCAGGGTCTTTTCGTGTGAGAACATAAGCCATTACTTCGGCTTCGCACACATTACCAAACTCAATATTGCCAAAATTAAAAGATACCCAGCTATCAATCGACTTATCAACAACAGTAGCGTCTGTTAATGTCTTGTCGTAGACTACATGGATATTTTGTGCCGTTGCACAATCATCTATAAAGTTGGCTAGAGATATTTTAAATCCCTGTTTGGTCAACCCTACCATTACCAATCCTTTCATTAAACTCATTTAAAAATTTGTAGAAGCGCATAAAATCTGCTTCAGCTCTTTTGTGATCTTCGTTGTTCATATCTAATTCCAAAACACAATTATCCATGCAGGTCAAGATACTACGAATTTCTGTGATGGACAGCTGCATGTCTACATGTATTTCTCTGGCTTCTACTGATATGATTTGCATAATTTACTACCTATTTCTTTAAAGTCATTCCTAAGCCTCTTTGCAGAAGCGTATTCACAATATGGTTTACGTTATCACCATGTAAGAATTGTCTGTAAGCTTCAGCTACTACGGGCCTTTGTTCCTGACGCTTAGTACCAAACTCTAACCAGGAAAGTCGGTAGGATAATGGATAATCTCTGTATGACGATGTGCTTGCCTTTACACCCACAACCCAACCAGTACGATGTTTGCCACCACCCATATCTGTGCGGTAAACTTCAATACCCTCGTACATTTCCGTAGTCTCAATGCCAACTCTATTGCGTTTCTTTAATTTGATAGTTTTTGCGGTGAGAGGAGCAACAGGCAAAGAATCCGTAACAAGAGCATTTTTGAGATGGTCAGCAAAGGCTTCTGCCATTTGCTTACTCATGCGTAAGCCTGGAAAAGAGCTAGAAGAATGATCTGTAAAACGATAGTAAAAATTGCGAATTTTATCTATCTGTACATACATATCCTGTGCCCAATCATTCCAAGCATTGTACGCATGGACAACATTGACTGGTTTCATTCTTACAACAGTCATTATGCCCTCGTATCCTCTTCTAAAGCACAAACAACCACGTTGTTAAACCGATAATATTCTACATTGGTTACTTTGAAATATTGGCCAGAAGGCAGCACAATCCTATCTAAAGATTTAGGTGCGTTCTGTTCAGAAAAATACATAAGTTTTTCTTTGGTAATGAATTGAACGAAAGGTTGTAAATCGTTCATGTCAGAAACCCCACCACGTAAAGCAGAAGAAATAGGAGCAGGGATAGTTGCAATAGTTTCCCACACTATTGTTTTTTGGCGTGTAACAGCGTCTCTAGTCTCTTCTTTTACTCTTTGAATGGTAGCAACCACATTACATTTATAAAGCGTTGTGGTAATGACTACAGCCTCATTTTCAAACATTTCATGTGAGTAGTTAACTACCAAGTAAGGTATCTTGGTTGTGAGAACTGTGATTACATCACCAGGTTTAATTTTGGTGTGTGCTCTTAATGTTCCTTCAATGAAATGTTCACGAATAAAAGGATTAGATATTTGAACATTCTGCTCAATATCAATCCTTTCTCTTATTACAGGCTTAGAGCCGTAAATTTCGACAAGAGTGCCAATCTCGTCAAATACGTCACCAAGATCATAGGCTAGACTATCGTTCAACTGGGATCACCTTACCTAAATAATTAAATTCTCTTTCATTTGGTATGTAAGTAATCCAACGCTTTATAATATCATCATCCATGTAAATACAATCTGCGAAAAGATCAGGATTTTCTTCTTTGGCAAACCTAAAGTCTGCGTCCATCTTCTCAAGCAGTTTATTGTAATGCTCAAATCTTTGGTTAAGACTAATTTGTTTATATTTGAACTTTCTTGCGGCTTCAGTAGAAAGAATAAAAATGCTGTGGCGTAATGCTCTTTCAAGAACCCAGAACTCTTTGAGGGGGTGGGAGATTGGTATCGCCCACCCTAACTCTTTTAATGCTGAATCAGCGGCAAGTTCGTAGCCCTCATCAGAAAGAGCCTCCGCAGTTACACCAAGTTTTACTTGTAACCGATCAACAATTTCTTCAACATTGGCTATCATTACCGCCTCTTTTGTTATGCCTTTTTCTTACGCACAACTTTCTTGATAATAGATTTTGCTTCAGGTTTTTCTGTTTCAGTTTCTTCAGCAAGTTCTTCAGGTTCCTTGGTTTCCGGCTCGGGCACAGGGTCTTCTTTCAAAAAGGTCTCCATAACACTTTCTGGCAAAACTTCTACCATTCCACTCTCCGCAGACACTTCACGTAAAAGAACGTCTTTAAGCTCTGCTGGGAACTCAGCAACCCCGGCGTCATAGACGCCAGGGTATATCATGCCATCCAGAACCACGTGTGCCAAATCTCTAGCTTTCAGTGTACCTAATACACGGAATTTCATAATAACCTCACTTAGCTAGCTGTATAAGTATTCAAGGTGACGATGGTATTTGGATTGTACAGAACAGGCAGGCCCTTATCCTGAACACGTACCCACACACCGTCCGGATCCCACTCAATCTTGGTATCAGTGTACTGGCCCCAATGACGTCCAAGACCAAAAGGTGCTTCCATAAACTCAGCTACTTTTTCACCTTCAAATTCGTCAGTGAACATCATCACTTTCCAATCAGGCACGAACTTCTTCCGCATTTCAACAACGTCACGGCCAGACACAACTGCAATACCAGCAGCAGCAGCAGAAGCACCAAAGGTCAAGGTGTTAGTGCTGTAATCAACACCAGTAATCGGCAATTCAACCCATACATTGTCTTTAGACATATCGTAGATACGTACACGTGTGTCTTTTTCAAAATCAACAACACTTTCAACAATAAGAGTATCTTCAGCATTACCTGAAAGAGACTTTGACTGGGCAGCGAAAGAGCGAAGTGAATACAATTCATCATACACTTTAATATCGCCTACACCCAGCAAACTAGCCAGCACAGGAGCTGGGGTAGAGAACAGGTTGCCATCACCAAAAGCAGACTTCTTCAACAATCCCTGAATATCTGCATTAAACAGAAGAGAATGAAGAGTTTTACTGTTCATAATGGTGTACTTAGGTTGAGCTTGAATTTCATTGGCAAACAAATCCTTCATATCGTACATATCACGAATAGGAGCACTGCCAGTTGACAAGTTCCAACCTTTACCAGTGGCCAAAGTCATTTTATGGGCAGATGGGATACCGTAATTAACGGTAAAGCTCAGACCTTTCTCAGAAGTGTAAGACATTTCGCCATTCACCATCATCTGAGTCAGCATCCATTCCCGTCTGCGCTCACAGCGGTATTTCAGCTTGGCAAGAGTTTTGGCCAAACGCTTCTCAGCCTTGATATACTTCAAAGATACTTCAGGTTCCATCATGTTGTTCAAAAACACTTCGTCAAAGAACCTTTTCTCTTTGTAGTAGGCAGCACGGGCCGAACCTTCACGCCAGTAAAGGTCGTCCTTAGTTACCGGGGCTGGGGAGCCAGGGGCCACAAAAGGGGTCATGCCGATAGAACCAGACTCAAACATCCAGCGAACGGTATCTGATTCTTCTTTAGAAACCCCAAACAATTCAGAAAAGAAATTGCCTTTAGGCTTCGGGATATTAGAAACAAATCTATTGAGTGTTTCCACCCGTAATGCACGAATTCCTGCACCTTTCATATCTATACCTCACTTACTTCAAAATGGTAAAAGGACCATCTACCTTTGCACCAAGACCAGTAAGTGCAGCAGCAGAAGAACCTACAAGAGCATCAGTGTACAAAATGGCGTTGGACACTACAACAGACGTGTGTGCACCAATATCTTTAATGACATCACCAGTATCAAGATGCTGGTCAAGAACATAATAAGGTGCAGTTACAGTGCTACCATTTGATACAGTAAACATTACATAGGCGTCATCATCTGTGTCGAAAATAGAAGAGCCACTCGTACCTGTAATAGACGCAGAACTGGCAAAAGTAAGTTTAATATCAGTGGCGGCAGTGCCATCACCAATAGAACCTATTACAAAGTGCTGGGCAGCAGTTGGTGGAGATTTGTGGTCAGCGATAGAAATCGCATCACCAACTTTAAAGTAATCTTTATACTTGGCGTCAACTTCAACTCCTGTCCCCCCACCAACAGCGTCAATAGCCAAAGGCACTTCAAAACCAACAGGCACAACACGGTTACTCTTACCAACAACACCAACCAGAATCTGGCCAGCTTCCAACTCACCAAAACCACCTACTACATTCTTTTGAATAATCAAGGCCACATCACGCTCAGAGAAGAACAGACGTTTTTCTCTATACTGAGGACCAACAACACGATTAAGCTGAGGCATATCTCCTGCCAAACCAGCAGAACTAATACCTACACCAATAATTTTATTAGACATAAGCTATCTCCTCTAATTAACTAAGATATTGCAACATGCGGTCAGACACTTCTTTCTCTTGGGCTTCAGTATCTTCCATATTCGCATTTGCAGGGTCATCTGCTTGTTTTGCACCTACACCGATAATTTCTTCTGTTTTTTGAGCAGAGAAATTAGCAGCAGTAGACCAATCGGCAAGTTCAGCATCCAAAGCTTTCTTGTAGCCCTCAGCATCCAAAATGCCATTTTCTGCAATAAAGGTCTTGTGATCAACCAACTTTTCAAACTTAGGCTTCAAAGCCACAGGCAAATCACTGGTATCAAAAGAAGCAGAAAAAATAGTTTCTGCCAAGACCTTAGACATGCTGGCATTAGCCATTACCAATTCTTTGTGGTCATTTTGCAGGGCTGTAAATTCTTGCTCCACGGAGTCAAATTCAGCCTGCTCGACCTTACCCTCACAAGCTTCAGCAACAATAGCGTTGTACAGCTCAGGGTGTTTTTCGATCAACTCAGCTTTAGTCATACTTCCTCCTGTATCGACAAACTCAATTTCTACACTGTCCTCAAAACGGGTATTAGTATTGTCTTGAGGTGCGACTGTAGACTTCGTGGCAAGACGATCTACAACCTTTTGCAGAGAACTAACTTCATGGGCCATTCGGTTGTTGACAGCATCGGCTCCCACCCTAACGCCACCTTTACCGAAATGTTCTTTTATGTAACCCACATCGTCAATTCCGAAATTTCTTGATAACTTTTCAAAGAAGACTTCTGCCATACTATCCAAGTAACGGACATACTCTGCTTTATCTTCTTCTTTTTCAGGGTCTAGGCGTTTCTTTGGAGAATTAGAGTTTACAATCTCAATATAATCGTCATTTTCATTCTTCTTAGGCGCAGCAATAACCACACCAACCGACCCTAATCTGGCTGTGGCATCCACTGACAACCTGTCCACCGCTGACGCTAACCAAAACGCCGCAGACGCAGCAGTTCCACTCACATAACCTTCAATAGGTTTTGTGCCTCTAGCCTCATAAATCTTGTCAGCAAACTCATTGATTCCAGTTGCGTGGCCACCTGGAGAATCAAAGTAAAACAGAATTTTACCTACTTCTGGATTATTCAATGCTTCATCAAACTCGGCATTAAGCTGGTCTAAATCATTCATTCCAGACACTTTTGAAAACATAGTGGCACGAGGGATAATTGGTCCAATAATGGGGATTATCGCTACATCAGTGCCTTGAACTACTTGTTGCAGTACTGTTTTCTTTTCGGTATTTTCTGCTTTTTCGACCATGGCTTCTTGAACATTACCTTCTCCATCCGCTATAGAAAGCATGAATTTGAAGTAATCCTCTTCTAAAAGCCATTGGCTTGAGCAAATTGCTGAAAAAACATGCTTATTCTTTTTCAGTCTCATTTTTATCCTCTTGCCGTTTAGTTTTATCTGCACCCTCTAAATGCGAGTTTTCTTGATCTTGCTCAGAACTATCAGCGTCTACCGATAATGCTAATTCAGGCCATTTTGCCATCTCTTCAGCATGTTGTAAACGCATACGGGTGTAATTCTTGAAGCCAAGTTTCTGCGCAACTACAGAAGGCGGTATTCCTAACGTATCAATCAAAGAGCCGTGCTTCACACCTAACAGACCCTTGGTTGCAGATTCAAAGTCAACCGATTCAGAGAACGGAAATGTAACTTCAAGAGATTCCCATAAAGGCACACTTCTGTTTACAGTCTTCGGTTCCTTATTCTTGTCAAAACCCACAACCTTCTTCACATTTCTATGCAACTTAAATTTAGGATCAAGTGTGGCTTTAATCCTAAAGATGTGACGCCAAAAATCGTAAACAAGAAATCTACGCCAACGCTCAGTTTTCATATCTTTACGGTCAGCTTCCGGCCCTCTGCTTGCCTTAATAGCAGCGTAAGTTCCTTTATTCGTTCCTGTCACCATATCTTCTGAACGATTTAAACCAGAAATAACCATCTGCATAATATCTGTGTCAGAATCAGAAATTTTGGTTAGGTTAGGATTCTTACAATCAACAGTCATACCTGGGGGCAAAATCAAAGTACCCCCTGGTGTTTTCGGCTTAAAGAAACCTGTCTTTTCAACTTCTTCTTCAGACAAGCTCATCCAACGCCTAAAAGACTGAATGTCGTCGAAAGTGGCAATCCATAAATAAGAACCTGAAGAACGTTTATGGTCAATCTCATAGCGTTTTAATTCTTCGTAATGATTGGCCCACTCAATCACTGTGCGCAAATGAGATGTATTTCTATCGGTAAAAAGTGATTTGTCCCAAGACATAATAAAAGTTTGATGCCCGTGAAACTTAGAAAATTTCTTATCACCAGTTTTGCCATATAGCTTATAAGTATTCTCTTTAAGAATTTTATGATTATCAATGGCTTTCTTCATGAGGTCTGGAAACTCTGTCATGTAAATGCTTGGCACAAGATAAGTTTCTTCTTCTCCAGCATCATTATCAAATTTCAGCACGTAGCCTATTGGCATTGTAGATTTTCTTGGATGAAAGATAATGCCTTTATGATTTGAACCAAATACTAAAGAAGAGGGTGGGATAAAATCAAACTCGCAAAAACCATCTCTATGCACAGTGCAGGCAATAAAAAGCTCTCCTTCAATTTCAGAACGCAACACCCATTTCTCAAAAAAAGAATACAGCCTGTTACGGCTGTCTGTAATAATGCCATCCATGTAGAGCTGGACATCTTCATACTCTGAATAAAAGCCAAATCCAGCCCCAGCCAAATAACCAGCCGTGTCATCTACAGCAGTAAAAACTTGTGGGTTGGTGTTGAACTTGTGCCAACATTCAGTTTGAAGCTCCTGAAAACCTGACATAGTTTCTTCAGAATAGCGAGCGGCTACAGGGAAACCTTCATCGTCAACAACAAACCCTCTTGCGCCCCCACCAACAGAAAATAATAGGCCACTAGACATCAATTCTTCATCTGACATTTTATTTATAAGTTCACGCAATTCTTGGCGCATTATTCCCTCGCATAGTTTCCTAATACTTGCTTATCCTCGTAATACATCCCACCAAAGGATGCAACCCCCCTAGAACGGAAATTTATGAATGTCAAATTACGCATTCCATACAAAGCCCACGCTTGAGAAAACACACTATCGTCTTGCACACCTTTGCGTTCATTTTTCTCTGGTGAGCCATACCATACTTTTTCTTTGCTCTGTTCAAACACCGTCAACTCTTCTTTGTAAATATCATCAGTCTTATTGCCTTGAACAGCGATCAATGGAACTTTGTAACGTTCACTTGCTATGGCCATGAACAATTCTGTAAAAGCTGATTTCTGTCTTTCAACAGTAGGTTGAATCAATTCAAACCCAATTTCATTTTCTTCAAGCCAAGGGATAATATCAAACATGCCCCAGCGTTCCGAGCAGAACATATCTACGCCATCATAATTTATGTGTGCTTGTTGCGCTATCCCTTTAATATCTTCCAATGAGTTATCAACAATATGAGCAAGACTGAGCACCACGTAAATATAGCTGTTTACTGTTTCTGGTGCATATTCAGAAAAGCGTGCGTTCAAAGAACCAGGCAATCCTTTCGCCATAACCGTAACAATAGTCTTAGCTCCCCATCCTATGTTCTGTTTTAGTGGGTCGGCTCGGTCAACACCGACTCCGATACACCATTCAGTTTCATAGTAGTCCCCTAACCTTTTCAAATCATCAATGGTGGCCATGCTATTAAAATAAGTAGCTTCATTTAATGAAAAAATACTACTGACAGGTTTTATTAAACTACCCAAAGCCCTAGCTTTAATACGGTTAGATTCTACATGATCTTCTAACCAACCTTTTTCCTGATTGTTTGTCACAAGCTTGTTCATTTCAATAAGCAAGTTTTGAATGCGAGTAGAGTTAGGCGCAGGTTTGCCAGAAGGTTCCACAGATAAAATTCTGGTGGCATCAATCATGGTTTCAGTAAACACTTTATCAATACCAGAATCCCATACGTTTCTAAAGTAACGATCAAATTCAGCAGGTGGAAACTTCAGTCGATAATCCTCTAACTGTTTTTGTGTCATCTGGGGGTTGAAGAAATCCGTGTGTACACCATTAGGTGAACAACGATAAGAGAAGAAGGTGTAACTATTATCATCGTCTTTCAGAGAGTTCTGGTAGAGTTTGTAAAGAATATGTGTTTTGGCAGACACAGTTGAATCAATAACGCCTAATGCGTTAGGCATGTTTCGAGTTGAACCGTCTAATTGGACAAAGAACTTAGGATTCTTCATGTCAAAGATTTCAGAGAATGTATAACCAGTAATATTTGATACAATACCTGAAAAACTGGATATACTACGTATTAAAGAGACTGTAACACCTTTGCTATTCTGTAGTTTTATCTCTTTTTCTTGTATGTTTTTGTCGCCAACAGCAGCTAATAGATTAGGACTGTTCTGTATAATCTCACGCATAATGTCGTAATGCACAAACTTTACTTGGTCTTTACTGTTTGCCCCAAGCACTATGGTCTGTTTTGGGAAGCAAAAGAACTTCCAAAGCTGAATTAAACAGGCAGCCAGGGATTTTCCCTCTCCTCGCATCCAGCAAAATATAATCAATCTATAGAGAAAACGTCCATGTTGCATTCGTAGTGCATCACGATAAATTGGTTTTTGTTCCTCCCACATACTTTTATAACTTCTGCCTGTCTCAGGGTTAGGAGTATCAGGCATTTGGCCCATAGGCGTCCATTTAGGCACTGGGTTATTTTCTTCATAGATAGCCAGGCAGACATTATCCTCACACCATTGAATAAAGCCTTCTCCACCGTTACGCCATTGTTTCATTTTCTCACGTAAAGGTGATGGTGTTTTTTTCAGTTTTCTTTCAATGGTTTCTTCTTTTTTCTTTCTGCCCAGTCCTCTCAGAGCAGTGAGATCAATCATGGTCTTCTCCCATCAAAGCTCCTACGTAGTCAGTGCCTCTAAAGCTAGGTTGTTTACTCAGGTCCAAGTTTTCTTTAAACCCAAGGTTATTCCACATTTTTTCAGTAGCGGCAATCTGGCTTCTTAGTTCTCTGACTATTGGGTGAACTTTCACATCACCGTTATCGGTGCGGTATATAAGTTGTTGAGCGGCGGCGTATTCGAGTTTGAGTTTAAAGAGTAGAGAGAACATAGGTAAGAGCATGGTTCCTAATCGCACGCCTTCTTTGGTGTTGAAAGTTTCGGCGCAGACATCGAGTGCGGCATCGAAGATAGAGGCGCAGTATTCTGCGTGTGGTTCACACGGTTTATTTTCTTTCCAGAACTCGCAATCGTGTCTAACCGGGCATTTTGCGGTGCAGGTGTGATTATAGATCAAGCTGATTGCTTTAGTTCCTTGCACACCCTTATTCAAGATCAAGTTCGACATAAAGTTTTACTCCAGCGTTTTTAGTAATTTTCTTTTCAATAATTTTAAAATTTGGTTTTGGCAACCCAATCCCAATTTCGCGCAGAAAAAGGGGAGGGGGTTTGGTAGAAATCGGGAAAATACAGGCAAAGTTTACCACTTCTTTTTTGACCTCGTTATTTATATAAATACACACACTTTTTATTCTTAAAATTTTCCAACCAAGAAAAAATCACGAAAAATATAAGTATTTGTTTTTATTGGTTAATAAAAAAGAAAACCGCATAGAGAACTTTGAGTAAAAAGCACGCAAAAATCGGTGATAATGGCAAAAAGACGCTATTTATATAAATACGCACATTTTCTAGGGAAGCAAATTTTCACGTAAGTAGTTTTACCAAGCAGAAAGATTATAAAGAAGAAAAGGTATAAGAGAACTTTGAAAAGATAATAGAAAGAATAAAACCACTATTTCTATTTCCTGAACACAGCAAAAACCACCCCCTGACACCAATATACCAAAAATCATTTCAAAGCCCGCAGGAGGGAAATGTAGGGCTAGAAAGATGTATCTGAGCAAGAGATTAGATACTACAGGTTTTAGCAATAAAGAAGAAAAGGTAAAATGAGAAGGTAAGAAGAAAAGATAAAGGCATATTGAATATTACCAAACAACCTAAGAGGCATTAAAAGACCAGTATTTGTACATAGTCTCAAAACCTGGTTGTTTTTCTGCCAATAGTTATGGAGGGGTATATAGGAGTGGTTGAAACAGTCGTATTTGTGCATATAGTCCCAAAAATCGACAAATTTTCTGCCCACAGGAGTGGGCGGGTGCCGACATCAGCCAACCACCTGGTATGCTTCAACATTTCATAAGTGGTGGTATTTGTTCACTTTTTTCAAAGACCACCACTTAACCAATTGAGATAACAGGCATATTTGTTTGATAGAGTAACAATGCTAAAAAAGTTTCAAGAATTGTAAAATAAAGCTTGTTAAATTGTTTGAGAATTATGTAAAATGCCTTTTATAC